AGGGGAGGTAAGTGGTTGATTATTAAGGGGGTGTGTTGAGGGGGGAGACTCCGATATTCTCCACCAGTCACCTAACTGCCTGATAGTCAACCCTCTAAAAGGGGTGACTCTATCAGCGTAGACAAACAATACATTTCCTTACGACTATTGCATGAAATTTCAAGTCATGCTAATAGAAAAAAAATTTTTCCCAGAACTAAAATTGCGGATCTACACAGGCGCCAAATATCCTGCCTGTGATCTCTCTCGTAAGTGGTACGTCGAATATTATCTGGACGGGAAACGCAAAAGAGTTTACGGTAATATCAACCGGTACACCAGCATCGATGAACGGATAGAGGAGGGGAAGGCGCTCGCCATCAGAACCCTCGCAAAAATTCAGAAAGACTTTAACCTCAAACAACGAATCATGGATCATGTCATGAATCGAAAGTACAATCGCAAGAAAACACGACAGGATTACGAATCGAAAATCAGAATCTTAATGGGCTTCCTGGCTGGAAAGAAATTGGATCAGGCCAGTATGAATGACTTCTTCGTGTACTTGTTACACAACAAACATGAGGTGACTTATAACAAGTACCTCACGGTATTGAAGATGTTATTCAAGGAAATGGAAATCCTGCACTTATTATCTGGGATTAAGGCGATCAAAAAAGCGGAGTCTACTCCTGCTCAGTACTTTCAGCGTCATCAGGCGAAGCTCCTGCTTGATCGAATTAAACAGGATGATGATCTGCATCTATGTATCCAGCTAATGTTCTATTGCTTCTTGAGACCGGCCGAGATTCGGCTGCTAAAAATAGGGGATATCTTTTTTGAAGATCGGAAGATTCTAGTCAGAAAGGAGATTTCAAAAAATGGTAAAACTCAATTCATCTCCATTCCGGATGCTTTCTATCCAGTGATTCAGAAATTAATCTTTCGCAAACCAGGTGATTACGTAATTGATAATCCGTACAAATTTGGTCATCCAGTTTCTGCGAATCATTTTGCCAATGCCCATCGAGTAATCCTGAAATCATTTGGATTCGATACCGAACGATTCAAAATGTATAGCTGGAGACATACGGGCGCGGTCATGGCGGCGAAGGCTGGAATTTCTCTCAAATCCCTCCAAATTCAAATGAGACATCATTCTATCGACCAAACCGATCAGTATCTTCGCCAAATGGGCGTGATGGATCAGGATGATTTAAAACAGAAAATGCCGGCCATGAATTTTCAGGCGGCATAAAAAAAGAACCCCCAACTCTGGAGGTTCAAAACACACAACAACTTATAGTATAATTTATAATATAAGACTAATTAATATACATTTAATTCTCTTTTGAAGGGGTATCATCAGAGGGGGTATGTTTCTCATTCAATTTCTCTTTAATCTTTGCGATTTTTCCTGGAAAAAGAATCTTGACCGCTTCGACGATCTTTTGAATAATTTTTAAAAATTTCATTTAGTTTTTTTTTAAGTTAAAACATTACAGCTCCATTTCTGGAGCCATGAATCTTTCGATTACTATTTTTCTGTGAAGAAATATAATAGTCTGACTCCAACCACGTAGGGTAGTCTGTTTTATTTTTGTGAAGAAATTCGATTAAGGTTGCTCGGTAGGTCTTGCCATCTTTTTCAGCCGCTTCTTTCAGTGCTTCGAGTGCTGCTTGATTCTCGCTGACGACATTTTTCTTTTCGTTGAATCCGTCATTGGCAGAGGATACTTTGAAGCCATCCGCATCGATCAGGATACTCAGATGCGGAATGGCTTTGAATAGTCCAAATTCCGCTGCCACGCGTCGAGCGTGCTTCAACAAACGAGCCATCGGTAGATTAGCTGCAGTTGTATCACTGTAAGTTGTCTTCAGATAATCTCGTAATTCTTTCAATAACTTACTGCCCAAAATTGGCTCCAGATAAAATACCTCGGCCTTGATGATATATTTCTGAATGGCCATAAAGGATCTGCGGCTTCCTTGAATATTGAGATAGTCATCCAATTCGATGGTTTGTCGGAAGAGTCCCCCTTTTTTCAAATCGTATGCGGTCGAATTTTTCCACAAATCAAAAGCTGCATTTCCTTCTGCTACTTCCAGCTCCATCAATTTGAGCGCGGTATCCAAAAATTCGTCGGCATCCTTCGAGGTCTGCGCGCGGAGTGCCTTGTAGCTCCACTGATTGACGGGCGCACTGGTACCTTCCGAGCTGTTTTGCTGTTGCGCTCCCATATCGGTAATTTGGACATTGGACTTTGCCAGTGAATTGTAAATAGTATAATTCGCCAACGCATCTTGCAGGTGCAACACTAACATATCTAAGGGGCCATTTGGAGTTGGACTATCCTGATTGTAGCGATCGGCCAGCATCATATAAAATTCCAGTCCGAGAAATGGAATCAGAAATTTGGTGGTCGCCTGTCGGACGATTGGCTTCGTTGTATTCCACTGTTTGTTTTTGTGAATATACGGATAATGCTCTTTGATATTGGTCTCACCAATTAGCGGATTATCTGGATCATTTGCGTTGGTAACTTTAAAAAGTAAATTCATATTGAGGATTAAATATTGAGGTTATTAGATTGATTCACAATTTGGCTCCATTCAGCCTATTATATTAGGACGCATTGTTTTAACACTTTTTTCAAAATAGCATATATGTATTACTCGCTGATAACCAACAAGTTAATATATTTTTTAATATAAAATGACTCCGGTTGATCACAATTGAGGGCGCAGATTACCCTAAACTTAATTAAGTCTTGTTATTTTTTAGGTGTAATATGCTGGGGCCGCTGTGGTACACGAAAGAAGCCCGTCCACTGCGATCACAGTGTTCGGGCTTCCGATATATTGATGACTTAATTAAGTCCTAAAATTATTTCCTTCTGCTTCTTTTCCTTGACTCCAGCTTGTCAAGGCTCTTGATATCTCCAGCTTGAGCCTGCTCAAACAATTTAAGATCAATAACATATTCAGCTTTGTATTGACCTGATGAATAAGCTTCGAAAAAATCGCTCTCCTTGTCTTTGAATACTATCATAGTTTCTTCTATTGTCCAGCCCAGCACAGCTGCGCATCTGTCAGGCGAGTAGTTGAAGGCACCACAATTAGCAATTTGTTCCTTTTGTTTTTCTGTTAGAGATCGCTCCATCCTGATATCTTATTTTCTTGAGTTGATTGAAAAAATAAATCTAGTGTCTTGTTGACTCTTGTTGACGATTCCACAAAGCCTTGCTCCTGCTTAGTGCTAAGAAACGTTACAAACTCATTATAGAAATCGAACACCTCGTCACCCTCGTCCAACTCAAAGGATTCGCAGGTTCGATTAGCGTTCAGATTCATACTCGTTCGTACGCAAACTTTGTAGTCTTCGTTACTTATCAATACAAATTTAGCATGGATCTCCGATGTCCGAATGTTTTCGACCCCAAATAATTCTTCAATACTCGCAGCATATTTCTTCTGTCGAGTCTTGTAGCTGTGATCAGTTATAAGGGTGAACTTCTTGATTAGACTAGAATCTACCATCCACTTGACATTGTGAACATCCTTGATTCCAGCAGACCAGGTAACGCAGACAACCTCAGATCGACCTATTTTTTTTAGCACAGCGTGGATTAGATCTATTAGTGAGAAATTACCTCTCGTAAGCCCCATAATTCTACAGTCCTTTTTGAATTTGGATAAAACCAAATTGGCATTTTTAGTTTCAAATAGTCCAAGGTGGGCGGTTTTGAAACGGAAATTTTTATGATTTTTCATGTCTTTAAGATACGATTTTTTAGCCAAAAAAACAAAGCTACAACATCCCTCCAGCTCCTCGACCAGCTCGTCCGGTCTGCTTCCATCCATGCTTCTGCCAAAGATAATAATCGAGGGTATCCGTTTGGTGTGGCGCATTCTCTTGTGGGAACTTCCGATCCTTTTCTTTTGATTTATCTTTCGTAAAATCTGCTTTGATGGGCGTCGTTTGGATCGCTATAATCGTGTCCTTACATTCGTCCACATTGATCAGAAATGCTGGATAGATCGGATTGGTTCCCTCAAATACTTCATTGATAAAATGGTGACGAGTCAGGTGGTCGGCTGTTGCTTTGCCTGCCTTGACCTTGACCTCTGCCTGCCAGCCATTCTTCTTGAATCGAGCCACTATCTGCTCATAGATCGTATCACCATCTGCTCGCTTATCGTGGCCGCGTGGCTCACCCCATATTCGTACATACTTGAATTCGTGTTGCTTGAAGTGCTGACAGAACTTATCGACCAACTCATTGATCTTCTCATCATTCTTCACCCAGAAGCGTCGTACCATTCGCTCTATATTGTCCCGCTCCTGGTACACGGTCATACAGTTGAACCAGCCACTAAAATCAAACGATAGTTCTAGTAATTCCTTTGTACGGACATCCGCCGGTCCTAGGCTTTTAATGCCCCGGTTGCCATTCGTATAGTTGTAGATAGGCGTGTAGCCATTGCGATCAGCATCGAATTTGTGGTAGAATCCATCCGGTATTTTGGTGATCCTTTGGTTCTCAATTTCTACCATATATTCGAGATAAGGAAGTTCGCGTTTCATTCGCTCGAACCAGGCTTCTCCCAATATTCCGATATTATCGCGGGCGCTACATTCGACAAAAAAATAATCATCCGGATGAGCCATGGCTTTCTCCTGATATTCTAATACCCAGTATCCACTAGGCTTCCAGGGCATCGAGCCGTAGAGGTTGACTTGTTGGTGTGACCAATGCGAGAACCGGTGCAGATTTCCCCGCACGGATGGTAATAGGACTTTTGTAAATGGCTCCTGTTTGAGATTTTGATCTTCGTCAATATCACCACCATCATAACTACCACCACGTGCCAGGTCCGGACGATCGAGCGAAAGGAACTCAATACAATATCCGTTAATGAAAGACATTACATTTTCGTACCTTTTTGGTGGAGAATATGGCTTTTCAAAATGTTTGGGTGGTTTGATGCCGATCACGTAATGTATACCTTCACGGATGCCCATTTCTTCCAGTTTCCCGATGACGGCTGGAAGTGTTTTGGTAGCAATTTGATTGTAGGTCGTAGAAGCGAAGAAACATTTCGCACGTGGCATTTCGGCTATTCTGATCCGGGTCTTTCCGGCAATGGTCACGGATTTCCCAGAACCACGACCACCGAGAAATTTACAAAGCGCTTGCTTTGCATACAGCATCGCAAGCTGTTTTTTATTGAAATATATTCGCTTTTCTGGACTCGTCATTAGACTTCTTCGGCTTCTTCAATTTCCAAATCGGAAATATCATTCGTAAATATTGCTTTTGGAATCTTATTCATTTCCGGATCAAACTTCTGTTGTTCTGGTAGGTCCATGTGATCCAATTTGGCAGCGGCGACAATACATCTTCGTGCTTCCGCATAATCTTCGTCGCGCTCGGCCAACACGGATAATTCTCGGAGCTTATTGATATAGAGCGTTCGGGTGTAGTCTCGATTTCGAGTGACGATATCACCGAAGAGCTGCTCCATTTCGTTCTTGAGCTTGTTGGCCATTTCCCAGCTATCAATCTCTCGAATGGTCTCCAGAATTAAGCGGATTTGCTCGGTCGGACTCACGGTATGATTCACCAGGGCAAAGCAATCCTTTAGCTGCTCCAGCCTCGATGCTTCCGTATCGGTGAGCATAAAAAATTCTGGATTCATCATGTGGATATACATCCGTTCCACTTTGCCCGCATTTTTAAAAGCTGCGTCGGTGAATACTCTAACTTTTGATAGATCTTTCGACATAGATGATATAATTATTATAGTGCTTCAATAGCATTTCCTCTTTCTCAACTTTTTGCCAATCGGGGTGTGCTTTGGGTAAGTCTGCAATGATTTTGAGGCGTCGTTTTACTTGGGATCGCATCGAGCGCAGGGAGGCGAGCTTCTTATATTGATCTATAGGTTTGACGGGCACTGGGTATTTGTCGTGTACGATGACGGGCATCTTGGTGTGATGCTTCTCGAAGTATTTAATTTCCTTCATCACCTGCGCAATATCCTCCTGAATCAATTGTATCTCGTCGCTAATGGCCGCACGTTGTTGGTCGGTGGTGCACTTGTGAAATTTGTTCGTCCATTTTGCCCGTTGGCCGAATAACGTCGATTTCCTTATTTTTGATTTTGGTCGAATCTACCATCACTTTTTGTTGACCGTTTTTATTGTCGTCCAACTTGGTGATTTCGATATCTCCGAAGGTGTAGAATATGTCTTTTTCCCAGTTGTTTTCCTTCTTGGTGAAGTGAGCCACGTCCATCAATATGCGTCGAGCGCGGGGGGAATGGATAGCGGTGTAGATCAGGAAGGCATTGCGCATTTCCGATCCAGCGGATAATTTACCAGCTGTTTCAATCGCTGCAATGGTAGGTGGTGTACCCATTGCGCTGAGCACGGCACTATTACTTTTGTCATATAATTTCAGGAGGGCTTCGTCCTTCAAGTCAACATTCAGTGGGGTGATCTTAACACCAGGAAAGGCTTTGCCTAGTGCTTTGTTGATTTCATAGAAAGTGAATACGGCTTTCCCTGAATTTTCTACTCCTGCGAGGAAATTATTGATCTGCGCCAGAAAGTCTGTTTTGGCGGCATCTGCTTTCTGCAATTGATTTTGAATCTCTTCGGCGGTCGTGGCTTGGATGGAATAATCCATGAAGTAATCAAAGGGCACCTCAATATGGTAGCGGATATTATACCCCTGATCTAGGTTGGATTGGTGGAATAAAGGAATACAATTCGCAATCGAAATCCAGTGACGCGAACCCCACCAAGCTGGACCAAAGTAGTAATCGTCAAAGATCAAATCGTCTCCGCGATACCGCATGAATTTCGGTTGTTCTTTCCCTTTCTGGTAAGCTGGAATCTTATAGATACTGAACTTGTCAGAACTCTTTGACTTCTTCTTCGACCAGCGACCACATTTGTAAAAGTTGTGGCTAAAGCCTTTTGAATCCTGAATCTCTCGACGTATTTTGCGGCTCTCATTAGATTTCGCGGACTTAATACCGCCACCATTCTTCCTAACATATTCCGTGAAGGTGCCACCGTGCATGATGAGATTCTTACTCGCATTTCCGAAGTAGTCGTCTTCTTCCAACTCTGCAAAAAACTCTTCGGCTTGCGTGGGAATTTCTATCTGCTCCCTGATCTGCTTACCATTTTCAAATCGTCGTTGATACGCCAGTGGTCCGCTACCGATCAGGATCGAGCGTCTGGTATTGATCAATTGAGGAATGATATTATTATCTGCGATCAGCATTTCGCGCTGATAGGGTAGGGCATTATTGTCTCCCCAGCTCATGATTTTTGCCTTAGCTCCGGAGGCGGTCGTCACGCCCAATTCTCCACCTTTGGAGCGGTGCGAGCTATTTGTCCGCGCGAAGGTCACCAGATCTGCGGTCTTTGTGTTTTTGTTTACCAGCATTGCAGTGCCGGCAGTTCTGCCAGGTACGATTGTAGCCATCAATGTTTGATTTTAAATGAATTGAATTGAACGAGGTGAGAAATTAGCGGGGTCATATAGATGTTCGTCTCCGTGTCGGTGATCGGGATGGTTCCCGCCGATTTGTGATGAACACTACTCGCATTCTTTCGATTACTATCTCCAATGCGGACACTGCGACCATACAGGGCTTTGGCCACCGTCTTGATAGATCCTTTCTCTCCATTTTTGGATTTATTGGAGCGTACGAACTTGAGTAAGAAGGGTCTTCCTTCTTCGTTACTACGAATTTCTGCGAGTACTTTCTGGATGCTTATTTCTCTCATAGACCCGCAATATGCAGGACTTAATTAAGTGAGATTAGGACGGATTGGGAGGGCTGGGTTTTGGGCATAAAAAAAGCGCTCACTTTTTGGGTGAACGCTGGTATTTAGTTTTGTGGAAAAGGCTATATATGCGGTATTACCTCATAACTCATTTCAATCGTAGTATGACACATTTTCCTAAGACATGGCTGACGTATGAAGGTCACGACCTTTAATCCTTCCTCAGTCCCATCGTTATAGAACCAGGTCTCGGAAAATCCTGGTGATTGGCGTTCAACTGCCAAGTTTTTAAATCTTCGCTTCCTCTCTAATTCAAAATCCAAAACAATACCTTTCTTTTTCAATAACTCAAGCACAAATCTTTCTTTCTTAATGATTAGATGGTCAATGGCTTTGCTTAATTGGTCTTGCAGATAATTCATAATTTTTGATGTTTTAGAAATCGTTAAAAATAGTTTTTCGTTCTCGATGCGTAAAAGGCAATGGTCGCCAAAATTTTAAATCTTCAAGAAGAGAATTTTCATTCTCACAAACATACATGCCATTATCTCCATGTATATAACCAGTTAGCAAAGTTTCAGAATCATTTAGAGCAATAACTTCTTCATCTGGAATGTGATCTTTAATGCTGATCCATTCATTTATTTCCGAAATATTAGATTTTCCAGCTGTGGTTTGATCCTCGAATCTAACAGAGTTTTTATGAACCTCTTCTATTTTTTTCAAAAATTTTAAATCTGGTTTATCTCCTAATTGCTTAACAAGCATGAAAACATATTTTTTGTGCCAATACATATTTTTGAATTTAAAAATGATTTGAAAATACCCCTACAAATACCCCTCAATAATCGCCATCCGATAATGCAAATGATACAGATTAATCGCACGCAATTTATTAACTGGAGAATCATCCATCACCCCATCAAACTCCATATACAAATTGGCCAAGTGTGCCAGGGGCCGACAAGTATGGACATCGTGGGGCGTAAGCGCAATCCGCGCATTCGCCTCAATGGCTTCTAAACGCAATAATTCCCGCTTTCCTTCTTCGTCAAGATACTTAAAAAAATTCTTAAATAATGGGTTGGTTGGCTCTGTGGCCGGATTTGAAACAATCATTGGTCGTTGATTTAAATTCAGAAATAATACGAGACAGCCCCCGTAGAAAGTATCAACGACCAATTGAATTACTTCTATGAAATCGCTACGGACGTAGCAAAGTTGGGAGCTGCCAAGCTCGTATTATCCCTAATAAGTTATAAAAATATTGTGATTTATCATGAAGTAAAAAATTTATCAATGGTCGTTGATAACACAAATATATATTTTAAAGTCGAATTATCCAAATATACTGCCCTCAAATAGAAAAGCCCCGCGATCAGGCGAGGCTTTAATATGGTGATTTATGTGTTGGGAGTATCAGTAATTCAATTGGACGCCTCAAATATAACAATTAGATTTCAATAATCTAATTAATGTACTTATTTGTTATAAGTTAGCTTCTGTCTCGATGCTATTGAGGGTATCTCCTGCCTCGGTGATATCACTATATACCACATCTGCGCGGAGTCGAGTAGGGAAGCGATCAAAGCGTTGATTGAGTCCGGTAAGCAATTGCACCATTATCTCAAAGTTCCGATCAGACTGCTGTTGTCCCGACGAGCTGGGAGCCGTCGGAATGCTTGGCGTCGTATCGAGCGTTCCACCATCTCGGAAGAAAGGGACCCCGTGCGTACTATTCAACCGCGATAGATTTCCGAGCGTTGCGGTATCGCGTTTATTGACCACAGCAAACAGCTCATCCTTTTCCACCTCGATCTGAGTCCCATCGTCAAAGTAGCCTTTCGTGCCACCCTGCGAATGTGGCTTTCCACCAAAGACTCCGAATTGCATCGCACCACCACGTGCCAGTTTTGCCGATTTTATTTTGTTAATAGCAATAGCAGATCTACCCACGGCAATGGCGGTTTGTATCCCTCCCGTGATGGGACCGGCAATAGGTCCAAGTGTCGCGGCATTCTCCCAGATAGATTGTACCTCCTTGATCCCGCTAACGACCACCTGTCCAATTTGAAATGCTTTGAGTGCTTTGGCTGCTTTCTTACGCGCCTCCGAATCCTTCTTCAATAAGTCCACGCCCAGTTGAAAGAAGGTTTCCGCTGCCTCAAATCCACTTCCTAGTATTCTCGATTTTGCATCCGCCACGCATCCTTCGCGCTTAATCGTTAGGATTTCATTTTGCAACTGTCGATACAGCAAAGACTCTTGTTGTCCCGCGTTTTCTAAAATAATCAATTTCGCCCTAGCCGCTTTGATATTCAATTTTCGTTCCTGCTGGTCAAATTCTTGCTGCGTCAATTGTCGCGAGAGAAATTGTTCTTTTGCTTTCGCAATTAAAATCGCATTCGTATCGTCTACTCCTTGTAGCTGTGCCTGTTGAATCGCGATAGCCCCATTTTGTTCCAGCTCGACGATCTGATTATTCAGTTTCGCAATTTCGAGTTTTTGGCTTTCGCCGAAAGGTGTCAATAACTTAATCTGCTCCTGGAGCGAATTACGTTTGATCTCGATCATCCGCGCCTGGAATTGTTCCTGGTTGATTTGGCCGCGTAATCGTTGCCCTTCCAAGATCGTTTCTTCTTCGATCGCAAATTGCTGAATGAGTTTTCTTTGGTTATCCTGCTTCTTTTTGATCGAGGATTCGGAGGCCCCACCAATCGAAAAATCCTGATCTGTATCTGCTTCTGGTTGAATGGACGCACGCTGTGATGGCGCGGCTTCTGCTGCGGTCGCCTGTGTGGCTGCTGAGTCTGCGATCGCTTTATCGCGGGCATCCCGATACGCCTCACCAACAGACTTACCCGATTCGGCTGCGAGTGTATTATTCTTTTTGAGATCGGAAATTTCCTGCGCCAGTTGCGCCTGTGTCTCATCGTCGAAGGTAATGGCTGAGCGCAATTGCTTACCAAAAATCTTCGCAGAATTTACCAGAATCGAAAATTTTGCTTTCACGTTCTCCACTGCCTGATTGGCCGCCGCGGACAATCCTTCAAAGGCGGCACCACCATTTGCCAATACATCTGAAAGAATAGATCCTTCGCCACTCATAGCGGAGAAGGCCGATTTCAACGGCCCCACGAAGAAATTAGCCAGCGGTGATATTACATTATTGAATAAGGCAACCCCTACGCGAGATAGAAACTGAAATACGTTCACCATCTTTGTCACGAACCCGATGGTACGATTGACACCATCGGCATATTTTCCGGTTGCCGCTTCACCAGAGACGAGGCTATCAGTCAGCGATTCCAGGAATACCGTTCCCCTGGTTAATAATGGCAAAAGAAATTTCAGTCCACGCTCGATCAGTACCCCTACGGATTCCTGCACATCAATCAATCGCTGTTTAAGCAATTGATACGGCCCCAGTCCTGCCTCCGCTGCTGCTTTGGCGGTACCACCTACCTGCTTTTCTAATTCATCTAAGATTATTTTCTGCGCTCCTGCTACGTCATTAGTCTCGACCAAAGTTTTGATCATCGCTTTCTGCGAGTCGTTGAACTGTACCCCAGAGCGACTCAATGCGCTAATTCCCGCAATCGGATCATTCAGCGCCTTTCCTACTTGAATAGAAGTAGACTTCAAGTCCGTTCCCAGTACCGTCGACAAATCCTGAATTACAGGAATGGTACGATCGAATACCTCGTCGCGAATATTGGTAAACGTGAGCGTGATCGCTTGGGCATTTTTGATACTCTCATCGGAGAAGAGCGTTTCTTTGGTCAATGCTTTGGCCTGTGCTGCCAGCTCGTCGAAGGACTTACCAGCCGCGCTATTGGTATTGATAAGCTGTTGTTTGATCTGTGCATCTCGTTTGATTCCTTCGTCGATTCCAGCCACGGCATCCACCGTAAAATTTTTCATCGCACGAAATACACCAGTCACCGCAGAAAATAATCCTTGGCCAAGAAAGAAGGAAAATGCGTTTTTCATTACCCCACCAAATCGACTACCAGATTGACGAGCCTTATCCATCGACGTAGCGACGCCTTTTGTCCGCGAACGAGCGGTGGCGAGGGTATCGTTGATGTCTTTGAGTTCGGATTCCAGAGCTTTGAATTGTGGCGTGCTCTGCGGGATGAGTTTCATCGCAGCGGAGAGTTGACGAGCACGGGTGACGAGTTGAGAACTGGCTAGATTTTCCAATTTAACATTAGAAGCCTTTTTTCCAGAATTGACAATCTTGTCAATGATACCACTGAGGTCTCCACCTGCCTTTTTAGTTTTATTTAGGTCGGAAATAAACGATTTATTCTCCTGGACGAGCTTTGCATATTTCTTATCCTCGTCGGTGAGAAATGCGATACTGATTTGTACTTTATCCTTACGAATTGCCATTTTTAAAATTCTTTGCTACTTGCTTTCCAGTCATCTCCGGTAATCCGGCAACGACACGATTATACAAGTCGGTGATGGCGACACCTTTAGGTTTGTTGTACCAGTTTCGTCGCCGATTTTTTCCTCTTGCTCTCTTGATTAAAATGCCCCAGGCAATCTGATTGACGACGTTGGCTGGAACTGTTTTGCGCTTGTATTTTTGTTGCCACTTGCTGACAAACTTTGCTTTTCCTTTTCGCTCGATCCATTTCTCAATACCCTCTATCGTATCTTCCCCACCATTCGCCGTATTGGTTTGTTTCATATCGACTATTCGCCCGTAATCCGGAAACATCAAAAGGATCTCTGTCGCTTGCGCGGAAACGTCCTTGTTGATTTTCGCTTCCAGGGACTTAATCAAATCACCCGACGCTTCAATCTTTTTGCGCCGCAGCTCGGCCTTTCGATCCCTGATAAATTCGGCAGCCCATGTGAGCATTGTCTTTTCGAGAAACGCTTTTATTTCTTGCTGTTCTTTCATTCGCTCCAGTATTCGTCTTCGATACAAATGCAAGCACCGGTCGTTATTCGGAAATCCACTCTCCAGCCCCAGTCATTGTCGCCTGTGAGTCTGCCTTTCCATTCGATCATCAGATCCTCTGGATTGAACTCAAACGCTCCATTCTCCGCATCGAGGAGCATCCGCCCAACCACCTGATGAACGATCGGCAATAAGCGATTCAGATCAGCATCCTCCGCTTCCCAATCATCTGGAGGCGCGTTGGACAATAGCAGAAAGGCACCCGAGAAATCTTGCTTCCAAGAACCATCCTCTCGTAGCGATGCGTCCGGTATTTCTAGCCAAAAACAATCATAATCCAACTCGGAATTTTGACGCGATAGAATGCGTTCACTACCACCCACGACAAAGGATTTGATACCGATGAGTTTGTCAGCCATCTGTCTGAAATAATCTACGTATCCAGCATAATCTATAATAGGAGTCATTGTTTTACTTGTTTAGTCTATTGCGAATTTCCGCGTCCACTTGCTCCTTGCGTGGCACCACCAGTGTAGCGAGTAATAGATCTATTTGTGATTCATCACCCGACATGAATTGCTCAAAGAAATCATCTGCCAGCGGATAGATGTTTGCGCGTCCATTCTGGAAATTGGTGGCTGGAAAATGATACTCAATTCCGTTTGCCAAAAAGCTAGGAACGAGCGGCGTTGTCTGTGGCCCTAGGTTGATCCAAAATAAGCGACGAGCGATATCCTCGATGGCTTGATTTGGAATAGCCTTGAATTTTGCGATCGGTAAATCCAATAGTCTCTGAATGATTTTCACCAGGGCTACGGGGCGGTCATTGTTGACCATAGTTTCATAACAAAACAAGCGGAGACCGCTCTCCATATCCGTCCAGGATTCGGGGAGTGATCTCCGCAGTGTTTTACGTTGATTACCATGATCGATATGTAATTCGATCGGGATCATCTACTTCACGAAAGTTGCCCAACGCTTAGAAACTCGAACAATGTCAACCAAAGTCAACAAAGAATCTTCGATCAAGATTTCCAGAATATTGTCTGGCAAATCAAACCGTTCTCGAACATAATCAAGAATCGCAGTACGCTGCTCGTCACTGAAATTTTTAAAACGTTCGATTGGATTACCTAACCCCTCGAATCCTTTTTTCGCAGTACTGAATACTGGAAACAATACCTGCAAGTCGGAAGTATCTACGACACCATCCGCCGTCGCTTGCACAATTGCATCCTGCACGCTAAATACGAACTCAAGACCTTCCTTGATCTCCTGGTAGTTTTTATCAAAAACCATAGTATACTATTTTAGAAAAAATTAAAAATCAAAAAAAAAGGCTGACTATCATACGACGCCAGCCTCACATTCACCATCTGTCAGCTTATACTGACCTACTTCTTCCACCACGCTTCGGTGCGTGGATATTTTTTTATCGTTGCCTCAATCTCATCGGGAGACATTGCACGCGGATCAATTCGGTCGTCTGGATACATGATGATATAGGACTTATAGTTAGGTCCGATATATTCACGATGAGACGTTTCATTTGTCGTACCATCTTCTGGGTTGACAACGAGATCAATCTGGGGAGATTTGTCAATTACCGACTCGGTCTTTTTTGTTTTTCGCTTTGCCATAATAATGAGATTGAAGAAAAAGGTAGACGTATTAATAAGAAACTAATACGCCTACCATATCGGGTGTTTACTGTGGAATTACGCCTTCGTAGAAGTACGGAGCCTTTGCAGATTTCCAAGTGATCGTAACCACGTAGCCATTCTTTGGATTCGTCGTTTCTTCCGTTAAGGTATTTGCTGGATTATCTAGCGCGCCAACGATTCGGTTTTTACCATTCATATCTTTCACAATATGAATGTCATTATCCTCGGCGATATTAGAAAATACATACGTCTTCTCTGCACTCAAGAAAGGCACAAAGTATTTGACCTCGGTATTCCAAAGACCATTATCATCCTTACCAGGCTTACACCTCTTCGATGACGCCAGGAAACTCCTTGACGATTTTGGCCAATACCTGCTTATCAAGCAATGCATCTTCTGCCGTTACTGTACCGATCACAGGCAATGTAAAGCGAGCCATTTTGAACTTATATTCCTTATCCGCTACCTGGAAGGTTTCGGTGGGAACAAATGCTGGCTTTTTCGTTTCCGCTGCATGGATTTTTACGCTGCTACGTACCGCACTGACCTTTGCCAGTTGAGACTTTAGCTCTTCGTTTTCTTCCAAGACAACCTTTACATTTTCAGAGATCGCGTCCAGTTTGATATCTAGCAACTCGATACTCTCGGTGGTTGCATAGGTTTCTGGATCATCAATCTGACCTTTCACTTCTGCAATCATTTCCTGCATAGCAGTCATTTGAGCAGAGACGTCAGAGGAGGTAGCCATTTTGGCCATAAGGGCAGAACCTTCTTCAAGTTGAGCAACACGTTCCTCAAGTGTCAGAACAGGTTCTGCTTTGTTTGTTTTCTTATTCGCCATGATGCGATTAGTTTTTTATTTAAAAATTACTGATCGCTTTGCTTCGCGTCAGATTATAGTGACTGCTTACGCCAGGTCGTTGATGACCAATACGTCTTCGTCTACGATTCCGATTTGTGTACCGACGTTGAAGTCCATCTCGCTCAGCTTGTTCCACATCGCCTCCAGAGTTGGGATGATAGAAGTTGAGGTCAATGCGCCTCCAGGAGTTGCTACTGGAGCATAACTACCATTGGTGATCAAATCGGCGAGAATGACGTTGATACCATTGAAGGTCTGCTTCATCAGATCCGTGGGCGCTGGCGTTTCAGATGCTACGGCCTGGTGTAATGCCACCTCAAATTCCTGATTCAACTT